CTTCTATTAATAAATCACCTGTACCAGTATCTTTTATATGACTATTACTACCATCATGATAGATCTGTAAATCTGCTGAAGCTCCAAATATTGCTTTTGCGTTATCTCCAAACTCTAATGCGTTGTCTGATTTGTCCCAAACAACATTATAAGAAGCGCCAGTAAGTGTTGCATCGCCATTAACGGTTAATGCTGTAAGAGTACCAAGACTTGTAATATTAGGTTGTGCTGCTGTTGCAAGTGTTCCTGTTATAGATGTACTTGCTGATAAAGTTGTGAATGATCCTGCTGCTGGAGTTGTGCCACCAATGACAGAACTATCTATTACAGCTCCATCTAGGTTCATTGCTACTGAAGTTCCACCTGCCGCAAAAATACCATCTAGGGTATCAAGATCTGCATTAAGTTTTGTTCCCCAGGTATCAGTAGATGCTCCTACCTCTGGTTTGGTTAAGTTTAAATTCGTTGTAAATGTATCTGCCATAATTTATTCCTGTCTATGCTGCTTCTGTCCAGGTATCGTTGTTGTTGGATACTTCTGTCCAGTTTGTTGTTGTTACTGTCTGATCAGAGTAGGTAGTTGTAGTAACATTTATGTCTGTCCAATTTGTAGTCGGTACAGACTGATCTGTGTAATTAGTTTCTGTCACAGATTGGTCTTTCCATTTTAAACCACCTATCGCGGAAAAACCACTTGTTTGTGTAATTGTAGCTTGACCAAAATACTTGATTCCGCCAAGAGCTGTCATACCACTTTCTTGTGAAATAGTTACAGATCCACTTAATACCATTTCTGGTATAGCAGATGCGCTTGAAGTTTGGTCTATAGATGCTTCACCTAAAGCTATACGCACACCAGTTGCGGTAAATCCAGATGTTTGGTCTAGTGAGGCAACACCATCAAGAACTATTGTTGCAGATGCGCTAACACCAGATGTTTGATTAATAGAAGCTGTACCAAGTTTGACTACTTCGGCTGTAGCTGTTAATCCAGAGGTTTGAGCAATAGTTGCTTCAGCTCTATCAATCTGTCTTCCAAGTGCAGTAAAGCCTGATGTTTGATCTATAGATGCAGAAGATAATTTAACAACTTCTGCTGTTGCACTTACACCGCTTGTTTGAGCAATCGTAGCTGATGCTGGAAATACTATTTTTCCAGTAGAAGTAAATGCTGTTGTTTGGTCTATGGATGCAGATACTGATATTGTTAAACCAGCAGATGCGGTAAGACCAGATGTTTGTGCTATGGTTGCTGATGCAAACTCATATTCGGGAGTGCCGTAATCAGCAATCCCGTAATTATAATGACCATAGCCGATGGAGGCCATGTTATTACGCTAATGTAATATCTAAATCGCCAGCGTCAAATCTAAATACATCTCCGCTTGAAACAGTTTTAGATGCACTTAATGCTGCCCAACCTAGTAAGTTACCACTTGTAGAAGCATCAAAAACACCAACATGCGTTACAGTTCCCCATGAACCAGTTGCAGTTGCAAATTCAACTGCTGCTCCATTAGTTGCTGTTGTTGGTGAAGTTCCGCTTACAGTCATTGCAGCCATGCTTTTACGAGCATAAGAACCACCAGAACATTCTGTTCCGCCACCTGTATCAGATGGTGCTGATGTAAACAATGCTACATATAAAGTTCCTGGTGCAGTATAAGAAGTACCACCAAATACATGAAGTAATACTTTGTTTTCTAAATAATCACTAAATCCTGCCATTCTATTCTCCTTTAATTACCAAAATAGTAATTTTTCTTATTTGGTCTGCCGTATGTTCTGCGTCTTTGCATTAATGAACCTTTACCAAACGCTGATTTTTCTTGTTCCATTCTCATTTCTTCTAATGCTTTTTCAAACTGTGCGGTAAACATTGGTATTCTTTCATCTTCCATTAAATAAATAGAAGCGTGTTTTAACGCACCATATAAATAAACATCAGGGTGTGATGTTGATACAAAGTTACTTGTATTAGAATCACTTAATGCATTTATTTTAGCATAGTAAGTAAGCTGTAGGGTATATTCTACATCTGGAGTTGGTGCTAATTCTATAGAGTCATCCACCATTGCAAAATAAATTGGTTGTCCAGTTTGATTGTGATTCGCTTTTCTATAAACATCTAATGATTCAATGGATTGTTGAAACAAAGGACTAAAATTTCCAGATGTAATTTCAACATTAATTGCTTCAACCCAATCAGTTGGAACTGTTAAGTATTGGCTATCTGCTGTTGCAGTAGCTCTTTTAATCATGTCTTTTGTTCTTAACCTTCTGTTAAGTTCGGCTTCGACATTATCAATAAAGGTATCCATCTCAGAAGTTAAGTCTGATCTGTTTAAATAATTTGCTATTGCTGTTTTAAGTTCTGCGTATGTCATACTTTACCTTGCCAAGTTCTAAATACTTTATTATCTGGATTATTAAGCCATTGTTTCCACTTTGCGGAATCCTGTGACCAACCTTCTCGTAATGCTTTATTCCAAATTACCATAGGTACTTCGGCTATGTGTCGCATATCTTTTCCAGGCTTAAGTGTATTGTCTCTTAGTTTCTTAACGTGGTCAATGACGGGAGCAACATCTTGGGTAGTATGATAAACCAGCTTGTCGTCTTCGGTAATAAATTCTGATTTATAACCAGTTTTGTGGTCTGTAATTGTACGTTTTGTTGCCATGTTAAAAGGGGTGGGAGAGCCGAAGCTCTCCCTAAATTCTAACTAACTTATGTAGTTGTTAAATCAGCTACGAGTCCATGAGCAGCTTCGTTGCTCACCTCTAAACCATATTCAACTACTAACATTTTAGTTTCAGCGTCACCAATTGTTGAGATATCAACTGTTTTGAAGTCTCTTAAGTATGACACTTTTGCAAAGTCTGGATCTACTAATAATAGTGTTCTTTCTCTACTAAAGTTAGATGGAACGATTTTTAGCTCGCCAAAGTCTGAAGCATAAATAGAAACAGAAGCCTCTACTGTGTTTGCATCAATCATTTGTCTAGCTGAACTTCTACCTGTGAAACCAGATATTTTCTGCTTGTTTACAGGGCCGCATATTGCCATTGAAGGCTCGCCACCATTTGTGAAGCAAAGTTCCAATACATCTTTGAGCAGAGCTTCAGTTAAAGCTCTCTGAGTTCCGTCTGTTGGAGCTGTTCCTCCGCCAGTAGGAGCGCCTGCTGCTGCTTTACTATAATTGGATTTTATCCAAGATTCAAAACCACCAGTTTTCCTAGCTGTTGTAGCATTACCAGTTGTTTTAGCACCATTTTGACAAAGAGCAGTTTCCATGTCTCTTTTTAATGCTTTAGCCATAAGAGCTAATTGGTGAGCCATTTCTGACTTCTTACCTGCTGGATCACTTGCTTGTTGTGAACCTGTTACTGTTGCATCTCTTGATGAAATCATTGCGACATTACTAACTCTTGTAGTAGCAGTTGAAGCAGCTCTTGAAAGTTCAAAACCTTCTAGCTGACCACTTCCGCTTGGAGTTGGTAATGATTCTGTTTGCCAATCAAAAACTACGTTCTTAATTGAGTTTTTTCCGATTGATGACATAAACGGAGTTGTCTGAGGAGAGATGTTATAAATAACATTTGATAATTGCTCTTTATCAGCAGTCGCGCTATATGTATCAAAAGCGTTTGTTACTTTAGCCATGATATTTTCCTATGTTTAAAAGTTTATATAATTTGTTCAAATAATTTAGCTGCATCCTGGACTTTTCCAGTTTTAGCCAGTTTTTGACGCGCTCTTTTCACAGGAGTTGTTGTCTTTGGTACGTTTGAAGTGCCAGGTCTTGCGGTACGAGCAGCCGCTTTCTTTTCAGTTGGCTTTACTTTAGTAGCTTGTTGTGTCTTGTGCTGTAACCAAGCATTTCTTAAACCAAGTAAAACTCGGTAATCGTAAACTTGATCCATCTCTTGAGGAGTATAACCCAAGACATTCATACCATATTCTTTAATAGATAACTTTTCTTTGTTAGCTACTTCAGAATCTTGCCATTCTGGAATTTGCTCAAGCAACTGCTGATTACCATACTCAACAAATTGTTTAATTTGTTGTTGCTGTTTCATTTGTGACTCTTGTTGGAGTCTTTGTGATTCAGCTTGTACGGCTTGCAACTTTTGCTTTTTCTCATTCCATACGTCTTTTTCACGGACATAAGCAATAGGATCTGCTTCGTAAAGTGCATTCCAATCTGGCTCGTTTTCTAACTCGCCCTTCAAAGTCGCTTCCATTCTTGGTAACAACTGTGAATAAATTGCATCTTTTTGAGAAACCTCTTGTTGTTGAGCTTCAATAGCTTTTCGCTGTTGAGCTAACTCTTGAGTTTTTCTCGTATAATCTCTTTGGCGACTGTATCCGTTTTGGAGTTCTTCAAGCGTGACCTCTTGTTCTTCGCCATCTACTTTAATTGTATATAGCTGTGGTTGCTCGGACTCCTCTTCTTCTACTTGATCTTCTTGAGGTTCGTCTTCTTCGGCTTCTTCTAGTTCTTCTTCAAAGGGTTCGTCATCTTCGATGATTTCTTCTTCGTTGACTAACTCTTCAGTAGCCTGTTCTTCTATTTCGTTTTCTGGTTGCTCGTCTGGAGTCAAAAAACTTTCAAAAGATTGTTCTGTCTCTTGCATGTTTGTTTGTAAACCAATCGGCTTTGCGTTGTTGGTCATAAGTTATCCTTAAATATGTAAAGTAATATTTTACAATACTAACTATATTTTACACAACTTTTTGTAATCTTCCTAATTGTGACTTAGTGATTTTACCCTTCTCCACAACAATGCGTAAGTGTCTTTCAACTTCGGGTAATAGCTTAATAGCTTTGTGTAAATTTTCTCTTTTATTTATATCATCTTCTTTTGAAGATAACCATAAATTTATATATTCATCTTTAAGAATGTTTATTGCTTTTTTAAATGTTTCAGAATTAAGAATTAACTCTGCTTCGTTTGAATTTAAAATCTCTTCTTGTGTTGCCATTAAACCACACCGACTGTTCTAATTGGTGTTACTTTTTTAGATGTATCATCTATGACTGGAGGTAGAACTGGTGACTTTGCATTTTCTAATGCGTCTAATCTTGCAAGCAAATCATCTATGTTTGGAGCTTTTGGCATCTGTATGCTAGATATTGCTTTATTCATATCTTCTTGTGTCATAAATCCACTTAAATCTGGAGCTTGATAAGTTGGTATGTTTCCTATTTGACCTTGTAAATTTGCTATTTGATTTTGTAAACCAGAAGCATCAAATTGGGGTATGTTTAATATTTGATCTTGTAAACCACTTATCTGGTTGTTAATACTTGATGGATCAAACTGTGGAATGTTGCTAATCATGTTAGAGTTATTGTTAATCATATCTCTTATAGCTGAATCATCAAACTGAGGTATGTCAATACCCTGTCTAGCAATACTTGTAATATTGTCTCTGTAATCGTTAATATCAAAATCAGGCTGATTTTCTATAGAAGTAATTTTATTTCTAATGTCTGTGTCATCGTAGATAGGTCTGTTTTCTAAGTCATCTCTAGTAGCAAAATTATTAAAGTCAGGAAGATTTAATGTAGATGGATCAAAGTCAGGAATACTATTAATACCAGTTGTATTTCCAGCTATTAATTCTCTTAGTTCTGAATCATCAAATGTTGGTATATTTCCTATTGAACCTTTGTTTGCATCTATTTGATTTTGTAAAAAACTTGGGTCAAATGTTGGTATAGTAAAATTTTCATTAACTATTTTCATTATGTCGTCTTTGTAATCGTTAGCGTCTACTTGTTGTGCTGGCAGATTATCTAATAACTTTTGGAAACCAGAAAAATCAAAACCTTGATAGCCGCCTGGTGTTACGCCTCCTGAACCAATAAACTGTCCATCTGCTGTAGTAATCTCTGAAGGTCTTATGCCAGGGCCAAAGCCAAAGTCTTGTAGTCCTACTGGTTTAGGCTGCTTAGGGCCAGCACCAGGATTAAAAGTTGAGCCACGTTCATCAAAATCTTTGCTGCCACCTTTATACACTATAGAATCTCCCATTCCATCGTTTCCGCCTGGGCCACCTATAGATATATAGTCATCTCTGCCACCTCTATATTTAGAGCCGCCAGGAATATAACCTGCGCCTGGGCCACCTGGACTTCTTACTCTAACATCTTCTTGTGTATAGCCTTGTGGGTTTGCAGCAGAAAAGCTCATACCAGGTGCGATCATGTTTGGTACATTCTGACCACCTGCTATTGATTGAGCGTAAAGATTACCGCTTGAAAAAGTTGGATCACTTGGAAGAGGCATATAGCCTACACCAATACCACCGCCTGGAACATTTCCACCTCTGTTAAAG